GCAAGTTCCCGCACCTAAACCCTGACACAGACTTTCCTTGGTTTAGAACGCTGCATAGCCTCGCGTATCGGTGCTTGGCCATTGGCATCAAGGACATGATGGCCCCAGAGCATTACCACGAGTTCGCCCGCCAGGCCGGCATCGAGATCAGCGTAAGCGCCTTTGAAGAGGAAGACTTCATGGTCAACGCGGATCATCCCATCCTGAACGAGATCAACATTGCGCGGATCAAGGGCCTTGACCTTCGGACCCACTACAACAAGTCCAAAATAGAAATCGAATGGCACTACTTCGAGTACATCGAGCGTGCCTACCGCCATTACAAGGAGTCCCACAACCTGCTGGACTTCACAGACCTGCTTGAACGCATCATCCAAGAGCCGGATCGGCTACCCCACCTGGACGCCCTTATCATCGACGAGGCTCAAGACCTCTCACGTTTGCAATGGAGGCTGGTAGAGCAACTCGCGTTGCGCTCCCAGCGCTGCTTTCTGGGAGGGGACGACGACCAAGCAGTCTATACATGGGCCGGAGCCGACGTAGACAGCTTCCTGAACTTCGAGGGGACCGTCAAAGTCCTCGAACAGTCCTACCGCGTCCCCGCAACCGTCCACTCCTTGGCCAACCGGGTTGTGCACAGAATCCGCAAGCGCCAGGAAAAGACCTGGAGAGCCCGCGAGGAACAAGGCGAAGTCCACTACTACAACGATTGGCATCATGTTGACGTGACGCACGGCGATTGGTTAGTGTTAGCGGCCGCGAACTATATGCTCACCGACATGCATGACTGGCTCAGGAGTCAAGGGCTCCTCTTCGAGCGCCACGGACAACGGTCCATCCCCGAAGCAATCTTAGTCGCCGTCCTGGGATGGGAGCGCCTGCGCAAAGGCTCAGAGGTAGACTTCCCTACCGTCAAGACGATTTACAAATACCTTGACAGCGCCGCCGTCAAACACGGGCACAAGGGCCTAAAGACCGCGACCGCTGACGGCCTGTATTCCATGGAAAGGCTCAAGGCCGAGCATGGCCTTTTGACCGACGCCATCTGGCACGAAGCGCTGACCAAGATCGCAGAGGACAAACGCAACTACATCATCGCGCTGCTGCGTCGAGGAACACGCATCGCGGGCCGCGCCCCCATCAAACTGTCCACGATCCACGGAGCAAAAGGCGGGGAAGCGGACAACGTGCTGCTGATGACGGACCTCACGACCAAGTTCGCCAAGGAGTACGAGAAGAACGCAGACGACATCAACCGATTGCTGTACGTGGGCATCACCCGCGCCAAGCAGTCCTTGCATATCGTGCTACCCAAGGACGAACGAAAAGGCTTTCGATTGTGAAGCGAGATATTAAGAGCATGTCCCTGTTCCCACGCGTCTCAGAGTGGGTTCCCCCTCAATCATTCCCTAACCTCTCCCAGGCTACGGAGATCGCAATTGACCTCGAAACCTGCGACCCGAACATGGAGAGCATGGGCCCTGGATGGCCTCGCAAAGATGGGTACATTGTTGGTTACGCTATCGCTGTTGATGGCTGGTCTGGCTATTTTCCTGTCGCTCACGCTGGTGGCGGCAATCTTGATCGCCGTATTGTGGAGCGTTGGATCAAAGACGTCCTGGCCACGCCCGCAGACAAGATCTGCCACAACGCGGCCTACGACATCGGATGGCTCCGATCCAGCGGATTCACCGTCAACGGGCGCATCATCGACACGATGGTGGCTGCGCCGCTGATCGACGAGAACCGCTTCAGCTACGCCCTAAACAGCTTAGGCTTTGACTACCTCAAAGAAGTCAAGTCCGAACAGGGCCTGAAAGAAGCCGCGCAAGACTTCGGCGTGCACGCCAAGAAGGAACTCTGGAAACTCCCCGCTATGCACGTCGGGGCCTACGCCGAGCAAGATGCCGCCCTGACACTCAAGCTATGGCATCACCTCAAGACCCTTCTCAAGCGCGACGAGGTCGAGTCCATCTTCAACCTCGAAACCGAACTGCTGCCCATCCTCATCGACGTCACCCTGCGCGGCATCCGCTTTGACCGAGAACGCTGCGAGACCCTGCTCAAAGAGATGCGCACCAAGGAGACCGCTTTACTGCGCACGCTCAAAGAACAGGCCGGCCGCACCGTCGACATCTGGGCTGCCGCCAGCATCGCCGTGGCCTTTGACAAGCTCGGCATCCAATATCCGCGAACCGCGCAAGGGGCCCCAAGCTTCACCAAGAGCTTTCTAGACACGCACGAACATCCCATGGCGCGGATGATCGTGGAGGCCCGTGAACTGAACAAGACCCACGGCACGTTTCTGGAGCCCTACCTTCGCCACAGCAGCGCCGACGGCCGCGTGCACACGCACTTTAACCAACTGCGTAACGAAGACGGGGGCACGGTCAGCGGTCGGCTGTCCGCTGCCAATCCCAACTTACAACAAGTGCCCGCCCGCCACGAGATCATCGGCCCGATGGTGCGCAGCTTGTTCCTGCCAGAGGACGGCCAGCTTTGGGCCGCTAACGACTTCTCCTCACAGGAGCCCCGCCTGCTGGTGCACTACGCCACGTTGATCGACCTGCCAGGCGCAGAGAAGATGGCGCAGGCCTACCGCGAAGACCCCAACACCGACTTCCACCAAATGGTCGCGGACATGGCAGGAATTAAACGCAAAGCTGCCAAGACCATCGGCTTAGGACTAATGTACGGCATGGGCAAACAAAAGCTTGCCGACAGCCTCGATCTGCCCCTGGACGAGGCCAGCGAACTGGTCGATACGTTCCATCAAAAAGTCCCGTTCCTCAAGGGCACTGTCAACGCCGTGATGAAGCGCATCGAACACCCGGCCTCCGGCGGCGCAATCCGCACGCTCCTCGGACGCAAGTGCCGCTTCCCATTATGGGAGCCCGTCGAGTGGGGCGTGAACAAGGCGCTGCCGCGCGAACAAGCCATCATCGAATACGGACAACGGATCAAACGTGCCGGCACATACAAGGGCCTTAACCGACTGATCCAAGGCTCGGCCGCCGATCAGACCAAGGCCGCTATGGTCGCGCTGCACAAGGCAGGATTTAATCTGCTGCTGCAAGTGCACGATGAGATCGCGCTATCGGTCAACAACCGAGAGGAAGCGGTTGAAGCATCGCGGATCATGGCCAACGCCGTTAGCCTCGAAGTGCCTAGCCGCGTGGACGTGGAAATCGGCCCGTCATGGGGCAAAGCTGCATAACACTTGTCAACCGGATTTTATTTGTCATACACTATGCAACCACAGAAAGGAGAAATGCATGGAAGAGGAAAAGCCGAAGTATTCCAACGCCCGCAAACGCGCTATCAAGCGTCTGCCGCGTGAGAAGTACGTGCGCCAAACTCCGCGTGACAGGCTCAAGGCCAACGGCCTGGAGCTTGGCAACGCTACAAGCAGCGCAGAAAGAGCGGCAGAAAAGGCGGCTGCCGAAGCCGCTAAACCCAAGAAAAAGAAAAAACGCGGACGACCCAAGAAACCCGGACCTAAGGTCCGGTACCGGGACAACCCCACGCGCCTGTCGCCGTCTTATCGCAAGGGCCCGCGCTGGCACAGCATCACAATTCCCGAGGAAGCCTACGCCATGCTGCGAGAAATGGCGAAGTTCTACAAAGACTCCATGGCCCAGACCATTGCCAAGATCATCAAGCCAGCTTTCGAGAAGGCTTACGAGGAGTCACTTACTCTCGCACGCATTGAAGCAACCAAGGAGAAGGCCCGTGCCAGTCAAGAAGCACCAGACGACAGCAACCCTGGACGTCGAACTCACTTTTGAAGTTCTTCCAGAGCTCGAAGTGAACGACTACGTGCTGCCTCCGATGCTCAACATCATCAAGGTGATGACCACCATCGTCGGGCCTAACGGAAAACCCCGCGTTATCGACATTACCAATACCTTCAGCGAACAAGAGCTGATGCTTTGGGAAGACGAGATCATCGACACACTAGGAGAACCCTCATGAAAGTTCGTAAAACCCGCAAACCCCGCGCTACCAAAAAGACTACCGAACCACGGGCCGCGAAGCTCGCAACAACAGAGGTCGAACAAGTGCTGCATCGCCGCGCAGATCGCTACGGCAAGTTCGATAACCTGTCCAAGATCGCGCAAATGCTCAAGGACGTCATGCGCTCCGAAGAAGGATGGGACCGCCTGACCTACCCGCAGCGCGAGGCCCTGGACATGATCGCCCACAAGATCAGCCGGATGCTCAACGGCGACCCCACCTACGAGGACAGCGTTGTCGATATCCTCGGATACGCCGACCTGATGCTGCGTTGCATGAGAGGTAAAGATGTCCTCTGAGGGTGCTCCCCCAAGCAACAAAGGCAGGCGCTTGATCAAGATCAACGCCATTACGCAGGCCCGATTGATCGAGGCGCTGCTTGATGGCACGATGTCCATGCAGGAACTGGCCGAGCACACCGGATTGCACCTGGTTACCGTCCAACGCTACACCAAGGAGCTCCACCGGGCAGGCGCGGCCTTCATCTGCCAATGGGAAAAGGATGTCCGTGGACGTGACGCCATCCGCATCTACAAGCTTGGACGCGGCCGCGACGCTAAACGAGAGAAACTGACCGCTGCCCAGCGCCAGGCACGGTCTCGACAGAAACGCCGGGCGATTGAATTTGCAACCATCTGGAGATAGCCATGAAGAAATTTTTGATCGGACTTGGACTGGCCGCCGTTGTCACCGCCGCGTGGGCAAGCTGCACCACCCACACGTACTTCATGAACGGGCGCATGGTCACCTGCACAACCTGCTGCTACGGCAATAGCTGCAGCACCAACTGCTATTGACAGGATCGCGCCATGCGAGAGATTCAGCGCCGGGTGTTTCACCGCCTGTCCGAGCTCAAGACCCCGCAATCCGTCGCCATGCTGGCAGGCTATTTTTTTCTGTCCCGCAGCGCTGTTTACAACGCCCTGATCGACCTTGAGGAGATGAACTGTGTCGAGCACCTCGGGCACGGCAAAGGATGGAGAGTCATAAGATGAAGCAGCCCATGCACCCGTCAGGTATGCCCCTTAGCACCTGGAACTGGCCTTTTAAAAGCGACAAAGAGCTTAAACAAGCGGCCGCTTGGTTTAAAAAGCAAGAGCGCGAGAAAGGGCTCAAGCAACCGGAAGCACTTGTATGACCGACTCCACCACTCCCGAGAAAGAGTGCTGCGCTAACTGCGCCTTTGGCAAAGGCCGCGCCAAGCATTGGGACATCATATTCGTCCGCTGCCTGCTGGACAGCGCAGGCAAACGCCATGACTACGTCTGCGACGACTGGTCACCCAAAGAACCTGAGGAAACACCATGACCACCCCAGACCCTTCTGAAAACCTCTTGGACGAGCTCATCGGCGTCCTGGATCGGTACAACAACGATTCCATCACCCCTTCCAAGCTCATCGCCGTCATTGGGATGCTCGAAGTGGTCAAGAACGAACTGCTCGATACGCTCTCACGCAACAACCAGGAGAACGAAAAATGATGAACGACTCA